TGCGCCAACTGCTGCACCATAGTCATCGCCGTGTTTGTCTAATAAACCGTCTACTACTTCTTGAGCTTTTTCTTCGTCGAATTTATCACCGAATGCTTGTCCTAAAACTGCGAAAGCATACTCTTTAAAGTCTTCGTCTGATTTTACTTCAGCCTCATTAGTTACTCCTTCTTCAGCAACTTCTTCCTCTTCACCTTCTTCTTCAGCTGGAGCTTCTTCTTCAGACTCTTCACCTTCCTCTTCCTCGTCTTCTTCTTTTTCAACTTCGATTTCATAATCTCCGTCTACTTTGATTTCGATTTCGTCTTCAGTTACTTCTTCCTCTTTAACTTCAATACCTTCTTCTTCGGCATATTCTTCTGCGTTCTCTTTATCATCTGCGTCTACACCTTCAACATCATATTCTTCATCGCCAACTTTGAATTTATCATCACCTTTAGCGATAGCCTCTGCTCTTGCAGCACCGAATGCATTTCCTTCTTCAACTTCTTCCTCTTCTTTTGTTAGAGGGAATGTCTTACCGTTGAATTCAAATTCATCAGCACCTTCTTCCATTGCTTTAGCTCTTGCTGAAAAGAATGCGTTACCTTCAGTAACTATTGCTTCGTTTTGATAAATTAAGTTGAAAGCATCTACGATTTTCTGAGCATGTTTGCTTAATCCCCATCCATCTAAATAAAGTGCAATACCCTCAACGATACCAATACCTGACCATCCAGCTGCGCTAGATATTTTAGTATAGTTATCATCTAAGAATCTCTTGATTGTCTTAGCACCTACTGGAAGTTCCATACCACCTAGATTCTCTACTTTAATCATCACTGTTCTAATCTTACCGCCTAACGCCTTTCCTACGGGTTCAATGTAAGAATGGAAGTTAGCGTCTTGTAGTGCTTCCATAAGTAAATACTTGATTGCACCTAGGTGTGTAGTTTCATCTCCAGTTAGAGCTGAACCTTCAATCATAATACCTTCTAAAGTCTTAGCAACTTTCTTTGCGTCTTTTACATTACCTTTAGATGGTACGAATTTTTCGTTAATAACAAGATGTTCGAAAGCTGGCTTTAATTCTCTTGGCTCTTCATAAGTATCTGCCATATACCATTTGCCATCTCTTTCGTCATATAGGTAGACATATTCTGCGCCACCATCATACTCAGCATTTTTAATATACTTTGCAACATCCTTTGCGTCGCCTTTCATTGTAACTTTATCTCCGTAGAATTCTATTTCAGAAAACTTTGGTTTCAAGTAAGAGGCACCTCCTTTCTTAAGAATGTTCTTAACTGCACCAACATTCATGTAGCCTTTCTTAATTGTAGGTAACATGTGGTCTGGATAACCATCATAGTGCATATACACTGATTCGATTTTTCCTCTCTTGTTAATAATACCGATTTGAGAACGTGTACCCTCTTCAATAATAGCAACTGACTCAGAAATCTCAGAAGCACCTAATTTTCTATAGAAAGAGTTTCTCTCTTCTTCGTTTAGGTCTTTTACAGAAGTTACACCAAATTCGGCTAATAATGTTTTAAATTGATCTGCTGCTTGATTTCTTGCAGCGCTTTGTTCTTCCTCTAATTTCAGAGCAGCGGCTTTTGCACTAGCTGATGTGAAATCTTCAAAAGATTGTAGTTTTAATGAACCCATTTTAAATAAATTTGTTTTTAATACTTTACTATTGTATTATATATCACCGTCAAAAGTAACATTTTTTACCTCAAACGGGAACTTCTGCTCTCTATAGATCTTCTGGCGAGCCTTAGAGTGTCTAATTAGATAGTTATCCCAGTCTGGTGAGGATAAATCATCTACAAAGTCTATGATATTTACCTCAGATTTAGTGTGGTGTTTTCTTAAACCACGACCAATCGATTGTCTGATAATTACTTCTGATTTGAATGATTCTGTGAAGAAGATATTGTGAATTTTCTTAATTGAAATACCGGTAGAGAAAGTACCATAAGATGCTACAATTACTACTTGCGCACCTGCTTCCATCTTCTTCTTGTACTCTTCTCTAATATCTTTATCGGTATTACCATCCACATAATAAATCGGTTTGTCGGAGTCTTGTCTAAGCTTTTCATAGATTCTTTTACCATGTTCGATTCGGTGGAAAAGAACAAGGCTATTCCCACGTACTCTGGCAATAATGTTGCAAATGAAAGCCAAGCGACCTGTTGAATTGATGACGTAGTTACTCTCGAACTTATATACGTCTTTACTCTCGTACCTGTTTTGCGACATTTCTCTAAAAGCATTCTTTGTTGCTTCTGGTGCATAATCCATCTTAATTACTTTCACATTACAACCAGCAATGTGTCCCTCTTGTTGTAGGAAATTTGCATTAATGTCAGTTACTACAGGACCTGTATGTGCCATTAACGTTAATCTATCTAACGTCTTTGCTTTTGGAATTGTCCCAGAAAGACCAAATCTATAGTTTGCCGCTGTACATTTTTGTAGAATAGTCTTAATCGATTGAGATTTTGCCTTGTGAGTTTCATCGATAACTACTGCGTCAAACTGTCCAAAATACTCTTTATCCTTTTTAACTAGGGATTGATATGTACCTATTACTACGTTTCTACCAGGTCTAATTTTTTGACCAGAATAAATCTGTTGTATTTTGATATTGGTTTGATTACGCCAATTGTAATCCATAAAGTCTTCAGAAGCCTGTACGACTAGAGATACATTAGGTACAATAAACAAGATTCTACCTGCCTTTTCTTTCTCTAACATATATGCTACTGCCATGAATGAAATTAGAGTCTTTCCTGCTGAAGTAGCTAATTCACTCAGACATCTTCTGAATTTTAAGATATTAAATGCTGCGTCGAGCTGATAGTCTCTAGGTTGTATATCATTACCTTCGAAATACTTAGATGCCCACTCTTCAAATTCTTCTTGCTTAATACTTTTATCAAACAATGAAGTTACACCGTTTAGTTTTAGCTCGAACTTATACTCTTTAGCCAGATCCATTACATCTTTCCATAAACCAGATGGAATCCACTTGTCATCTTTGATATATGAGATATAGCCATCCCATAACCCTTTCTTCACAAGTGGGTGGAATCTCCAGTTTTCAATTCTACGATTAAACGTGATGTTGAGCTGTTCTATCTCTAGCTCACTAGCCTCGTCTATACGCAGAAACTGCTTATTATCTGTAAGAGTAAGTTCCATTTTTATAGTCCGTTCAGAGACAGCCTATTTCTGATAGCAAAGCCCATATTATCTAGGGTCTTCACAGAATCTCTATAAAATTCTAGTTGATTTTCTAAATGTGATAAAATCATATTCTCATCAGCTAAATCATTTTCAAGAAACTTTTCTTTTTGTTTCTCACCTAGCTTATAGTCATAGTTATAGTATCTGATATACGCTTCTCTATAGCGTCCAGACACCACTGTCTTTTGTTCCTTAATTTTTACATTGAGATATGCAATCTGATCTACTATAGTCTGTCTAGTAGACAGAACATTAGCGATTACTTGTTCCATACCATCAACTTTTTTCAGACCTTTTGCAAGTGCTCTAATTGTATCAGACCATTCTTGTCTTTGTGCACTTAGCTTTTGGTCTAACTGCTGAATCTTTTCTTTACTCATATTACTTATATTAGAAGAGTGACTTTTTGTTTGGATTATTCCTAATAAATTTTGCAGCCTTTTGGCCTTTCTTTAATTTAGGTTTCTTCACAACAAATTCAGCACTCTTAACATTATCATCTAGGTCTTCTACATTAAAATCAATAATTAACTTATTGTGTTTAAACCCGTCAGATCTCTTAAAAAAATCTTCTAATTTATCTTCCATATCTTTTAAACGTACCATAAGTCTAATTGGCTTGATGTAAAATACTTTTCAATTTGTTTCCATGCATCTGATTTTTGCTGGTAACATACTTTCACCAAGTCATTTAGATCTTTGATGTTATATGTATCTAGCTTAAAATCATCTAGAAATTTAGACCACATAAACACTGGTCTACCTTTCCTTAATTTCTCTGCCATTTTCTTTTTACCTGTAGCATCATTATCAAACATATATCTGACAGTTGCCATTTCATCAAACTCATCAGTGCTTCGGCCGGCAGTAGCTAGTGCTAATGAGTTATGCATAAACTTAGCATCGAGTGGACCTTCAAACAGAGTAACTGGTTGTTGAAAATTAACCTGCATAATACCGAATAGTGTTGATGCCTTTGCTAGTTTATTTAATTCTTCTTGTGGTAAATCAAGTGGTTTATTCCACTCTTCATATAGTTTAGGTAGGTCATAGGTTAGATACCTAGAACCATAGCCTTTCATTCTTCTGGATTGTGCGCCGATAATCTTACCTTCCATTCCCTTATTTAATATCCAAAGTCTATTGCCTTTAGGGGAGAAAAGAAAGTCATCTGCTTTATTATGTAATAATCTATCTTTAAGTTGGAACCATATCCAGTCACCTGGTTCAATTTCTTTAGCGCCAAATATACTTTTAAACTCTGCTATAGTTAATGCTTTCTCTTGGACGCTTGCTAGTGAAGCATTTTGTAATACTTGTTCTTGAGTAACCTGAGTCTTATTGGCTTTAATATAGTCAATAATAGTAAATGAGTCACCTGTGTTAGGCATTCTCACTTGATGGTCTTTTAAGAACGTATGTAGATTTGTGTGATGTGAACAGTTATAGCAGTGATACTGTAGAGTGTCCCAATACATGTTGCCACGTTTCTTAGTGTCATCTGTACTGGAGTCACCACAATAAGGACACGCCAGGGTTATACGCCCTGGCATGTCTTTAAGTAGTTGCTTATTAGGAGTAGAATGGTGTTCTACACAAACTTGTTTTAGTGCACCTTTTATTCTAGTCTTAAGCTCCTCTGTTAGTTGTATGTTCTTAGAGGTTGAGGTCATTTAAGAACGAATCTAAATCATCATCTGTGTTAGCTTTCGCTGGCGCCTCTTCTGTTTTCGTAGCTGTTGCTACTGCTGGTTCTGTTTTAGCCTTAGCTGGTTCAGCCTTTGCAGGAGCTTGCTTTGAAGCAGGAGTTGCAGTTACCTCAGCGATTGAGTCACCTGGATTAAGATACATTCTTAAGACGTTGTTAACGAATGCTCTTGTATCTTCATCCCATGCTTTGTAATCATAGCCTGCAAGTGAAGGAGCTGCGTCTAATTCTTCTTTGATAGAAGCCATCGTCTCTTTATTTCTTTCTGCTGGAGTTTCGCCCATTAAGACTGCAGATTTATTAGAAGAGAATTTAGACTTGTCATAGTTATTATACTCACCTTGTCTTGTGATAACTAACTCAAAGTTCTTACCTTCGAAAAGGTCGAATACTTGTGTTGGCTCACCAAAGTCAGGCTTTAACTCAGAGTCAATCTTCTCTTTAATCTTGTAACCGAATTTGAATACTTTGTAAGTACCCTCTAATTCTGGGTTCTGCGGATCTTTAATAATCTTAATAAGAGAATAGTATTGTTGACGTCTCTTAAGTTTCTCAGACGACTTTCTGTCTACGGCAGAGTCAGACTTTCTCAATTTCCAGAATACATCTGCAATTGGACAGTGCTCACCGATTGTCTGTGGAGAGTCAACTAATTTTCCGTCACCGTTTGAATTGGTCAACCAGTGTACGTATTTTTGAATCAGAGATTTTCTTGGGTTCTCTGGATTAGGTACAAATCTAATTAATGCTTTGTACGTGCCGTCTTTACCGTCGTCGGCTGTAGGTTTGTAAACTTCGTTTACGGTTGTTCTTTCAGGCTGATGCGTTTCTACGTCTTCTACGCCTAAGTTAAAAATGTCAAATGAATCACTCATAATACTTAAAATTGTTTAATAAAATGTTAATACTCGAAATTACGTTAATGTTCTTTCAGTTCCTTATAGTTGTACAATAATCAATAGTTTCAGTCTAATGTCAAATAAGCTGGATATGTCCCAGACCTTGGGTCTGTAGGAAGTTCCTTCCATGTCCCGTTCTCTTGCTTAATCAGCCCTGATTTGTGTAGCAACTCCTCACGTTCTTGCGAAGTGATTGCGTTGGCTTCCACCATTTGTTTGAGAATCTCACTAAGACGGAAGTAGTCCGCTGTAATCAACATATTGTCTGTACTTTTGTTTATTATACTTATTATATATCTGTATTTTAGTTTGTTTCTTGATTAGTATTGTTAATAACTTTTGCAAAAAAGTTGCAAAATAATTGCCAAAAAAGTTTCACATGTCATTCTTTTTTATTATATTAGTACTGTAATTAAAACATTAAACTATATGGAAAATATCGAATATCTAAGTTCAAGGAATAAAGACCTCCTTTTGATGGGGGCTAAGACCACTGGAAGCTTTCTAGAGGGTTTTAACTACGTAAATGAAAGTTTATATGTCGATGAATCAGACGAGCTCTACGCGTTCTGTGAGTACATTGAGAACGAGATTGGTGGAGCAGGTCCAATCAACATCGATATGCTTTGGTTAGGCTTTAAATATCCTGAGTCTGAATACTTTGCTAAAGAGACTGCAAGAATCAAAGAGGATATGGAAAGAATTAACTCATACTGCTAATATGAAAGATTTTAAATGTGTAATCTGTAAAAAAGTAATTAAAGGGGAGTATGGAAATAATCCTGCTCCTGTTGTCAACAAAGGTAAATGTTGTGATACTTGTAATTTCACTGTCGTTCTACCTGCAAGAATTAAACTAGCATACCAACAATAAATCAGAGGAGGTTTCCTATGTCATGGGACCACAGACCTTGGGAAGAACAATCCCGACAACGAGACAGAATGGAATGGGAAAGGCGTGAATTCAAACGTCTTGAGATAGCTGAAGAGCTAAAGACTGAAAAAAAGTTGAACAGATTTGAAACTGTTTCTGGGAAGTCGCATATAAGTTATGACTTTAACCCTCAGGGAAAGATTAGTCCCCAGGGGCTTGGAAGCAGAGACTAGGTCAGTTTGGCAATTTTCCCTCGAGTTGAGTTAGCAAGTAATGGTTAAGAAACCAAGCGTCGACTAGGTCATCAAAAGGCTTCGGAACTTTTTTCACCTCGCCAATCTCAGAAACACAATACTTAAATAGCGGAGTCTTAGCTAACTCAGGAGATTCGCAAACATTATTTAGAAACGCAGTCCAGAGTGCGGCCTTATTCATATTACCTTTTCCAGCATGTTTCTTAATCGTAGTCGGTGCAACAGTTAGAATATCTTCGACACAAAGCATTTCCATCATTTGATGTTTTAAGATTGCAGCTCCTGCTGCCATGTCGATAATGTTGTTTGTTCCCATCTTTGAACCGTAAGATGAGCCCTCGAAAGCAATGTAATAATCTTTTGTTGAGCCGATTATATTGACTATAGCAGATATAATATCTGTAGCCATCTCTCTGTATCTCTTAATTTTTGCGAACTCGTTCTTAGAGTAGTCACCAAATTTTGTTTTCCAATCTGGTTGGTGAAATAGAGTTACGTCTGAGAATGTAGAGATTTCTTCTTGACGTTTCTGTTCTGCTTTTGTGCCAGTGCCAGCTTTAAGATATGAGATAAATTGATATTCATTCTTGTCAGATGTCCAGATACAGATACCAGGGGAATTAAGCGAGAAGTCAACTGTTACTAAATTCAAATTAGATTCTTTTACCCATTGCAGCACCTAGGGCAGCGCCAACTAAACGGGAAGTTAATAAATCGTAGAAGATACCTTTTTGAATACCAAGTACTTTAGCAACCATCTTACCCATAGATTTTCCTAGCGCGAAACCAGTTAAACCACCGATAATAGAACCTAGAAGACCTTCATTTACTATATCTTCTTCAAGTCTATCTAGATCGAAAGAACCATCTTCTTTTTGATATTGCTTTACGAACTCTTCTAGAGCTGCGTCAACTTTTTCTTCTAATTCAGGAGTCCACTCAGATTCTAAACCCTCTTGTAAGAGTTTCATATCTGTGTCCGTGATTTTAGCTTCAACTAAGTATTCATTAAATGTTTTCATAATGTATATATCTTTTAATCTATTTCCATTCTTAAGTTAAACTTATTGTAGAAGAAGTTAACTTCAAAGGTAGCGAAGTCAGCAACATTTTCTGCCATATTAAGATTTAACTCGTTGATTGAATTCATAATTATTTTCTCGAACTGCATAAAAGCAACCGATGAGCCTTCAGC